GCGGCGCTCCGACGCGCAGGTGGCAGCCACGCTGCTGGCCTGCGAGCTGCCCATCCGCGCCGCCCACTGGGACGTCATGCCAGCGAGCGACGCGCCGGCGGACCGCGAGATCGCACAGTTTGTGCGCGAGAACCTGTTCGGCGGGCTGGAGTACGTTTCACCTTCGGGCGTTAAGGTCTCGCAGTGCTGGGACGACGTGCTGCGCAACGCCCTGCTGATGCTCGCCTTCGGCGCCGCGGCCCACGAGGAGGTCTACGCCGTGGAGGGCGCCCGCATCCGCCTGGCGCGCCTGGCGCCGCGCCTGCCCATTACCTTTTATCGCTGGATCACCGACGCGGACGGCGAGACGCTGCTGGCGCTCAATCAGTACGGCTACCGCAACGCCAACTTCGAGAGCGTGGAAATTCCCGCCGACCGCCTGACGGTCTTCACCTTCAACCAGGAAGGCGCGAATTTCTTCGGCCGCTCGATGCTCCGCCCCGCCTACATGCACTGGTACATCAAGCATCAACTCTACCGCATCGACGCCATCGCGGGAGAACGCAACGGCCTGGGCGTGCCCACCATCGAGCAGGGACCGGACGGCTCGAAAGAAGACCGCGAGGCCGCGGCCAAGTGGGTGACGCAACTCGCCGCGCACGAAAAGACTGGCGTGTCGCTGCCGCACGGCTGGAAATTCTCGCTCAAAGGCGTGGAGGGCAACGTCCGCGACCTCTACAACTCCATCCAGCACCACAACATCGAGATCTCGCGCACCGCGCTAGCCTTCTTCATGAACCTGGGCCTGGGACCGCGCGCGGGCGGCAACCGCGCCCTGGGCGAGTCGCAGACCGATTTCTTCTTTCTGGCCGTGCAGGCTACCGCCGACCATCTGGCGCGCACGCTGAACGCCACCTGCGTCAAGCGCTTGGTGGACTTCAACTGGGAGCTCGCCCCCAGGGGTCAGGGCGGCGCGCGGCGCTATCCGACACTGGCCGTCTCGAACCTGCGCGCCCGCAGCTTCGACCAGGTGCTCGATATGCTGGCGCGCCTGGCCCAAACCGGCGTGGTCGAGCCGTATCCCGAACTCGCGCAGTACATCACGCGGGAACTGGGATTGCCCCAGCGGCCGGAGATGAAGCAGTCAGGAGTCAGAAGTCAGGAGTCAGAAGGAAAGCTTGCTGACGGCTGAGGGCTGACCGTCGAGAGGTGTGTCACTTTCGAGTTTTGACTTTCAACTAAGCCCGGACCGGAGGTCGATGTGCTTGGTCAAATCCAAAATCCAACATCTAAAATCCAAAATCCCCCTGGCACCTGGCCCGCCTGGGCGGGCTGGCACCTGACACCCGACACTTGCTCTCTTCCGCGCTTCGTGGTGACGCTGGAGGCGCCGGCGGAATCCGCGGGGCTCCTCCGCGTGCCGCTGGCGGTCACCGGCAAGTGGGTGCGCGGCTCGACCACCTTCGCCATCACGCGCCAGGACCTGGAAGACATCGTGCGCAATTTCCGCGAGCGGCAGAACGGCGAGATTAACGTGGATTACGACCACGCCAGCGAGATGCCGGAGGTCGCCGCGGGCGGACCCGTGCCCAGCGCGGGGCGGATCGTGAAGCTCGATTCGCCCGAGGTGCTAGGTGCTGGGGACTGGGGACTGGGCGAAAAAAACCAGAACCAAGCCCCCAGCACCCAGCCCCCAGCACCCAGCACCCGGTTCATTCTCTGGGGCTGGTACGAACCCACCGAGCGCGCTCGCGAGCTCCTGAAAAGCCGCGAGTACCGCTACATCTCGCCCGCCGTCGACTGGGCTGCCCAGAACAAGCGCACCGGCAAGCCGCAGGGCACCACGCTGACTTCGGTGGCGCTCACCAACCGGCCCTTCCTGGAGGAGTTGCCGCAAATCCGGCTGTCGGATCCCGCCTTTCAGGTTGTGGATGAACCCGCAAACGCCGGTACGCCAATCGAAAATCCGAAATCCAAAATCGCAAATTCCGGAGGTCCCATGAAGCAAGTCACCCTCTCCGTGGCCGACGGAAAAATCCGCCTGGCACACGACGATTTCAAAGATGAATATTTCCTGGACCCTGAAGAGCTGAAACGGTGCATGCACGAGCTGGGATTGATGTCCGAGGTAACGTTGGCCGGCCCGACGCTCGCGGAACCCTCGGCCGTCATCACCCTGGCCCAGGCCCGCAGCCTGCTTTCGGAAGCCGCAGCCCGGGGCAAGGCGGTTCCCGCCAGCGAAGTCTTCCGCGGTCAGGTGGAGCAGGAGCTGGAAGCCGCCCTGAAAGCCGGCAAGATCCTGCCGCGCCAGCGCGACGACTGGCGAAAGATCGCGCTCGCGGACTTCCCCACCTTCCGCAAGATCGTGGGGATGCAGAAGACCCTGGTGCCCGTCGAGCCCCTGGGGTTCTCGGGCGCCGGCCCCACGGACGTCCAGGCCCAAGTGAAATTCCTCGCCGAACAGCGCATGCGCGAACGCCACCTTAGCTTCGGGCAGGCGCTGAGCGAGATCGGCCGCGAGCAGCCCGACCTGGTCCAGCAATACCGCCGGGCAGTGAGCAGCAACGAGTAGTGCCGGGACTCGCCACTCGGGACTCGGGGCTCGGGTAGATACGCCGCGCCTGCGAGTCCCGAGTCCCCAGTCCCGAGTCCCGAATTCATTGGAGGAACGAATGGCAGGAGCAACTTACGTTCTGGATAAGACCTACAAGGTGACCGAGGCAGCGGGCATCACGAAGTGGCGCGCCGTCATCCCCGGCACCGGGGACAACGACTGCAAGCTGCCCACCGCCGCCAATCAGCTGGCGCGCGGCATCACCCAGGAAGCCCAGGCGAAACAGAACGAGAACGTCGCGGTGCGCAAGTACGGCATCTCGCGCGCCTACGCCAAGGGCAGCATCGCCAAGGGCGACTACGTGGAAGTGGGCGACGCCGCGGGCGCCTTGCGCAAGGCCGACCTGACTACCGTACCGGGCTCAGCCACCCTGCACCACGTGCTGGGCATCGCTGAGACTTCCGCCGCCGACGGCGAGATCTTCTTCGTCTTTCTCTCCCCGGCCCCCGTTGTGGTGCCGGTGAGCTAATCGAGCCATCGGGCCATCGAGCCATTGAGTCATTGCTGTGATGTCTGGCGATGATTCGATGATCCGATGGACCGATGCCTCAATTACTTCGCGGGTCAGCCCGCGGCTGGCAGCGGCCGCAGGACTTTGCCCCTCGCGCGCCCCGCGCCCGGCTGCTCCGGGTCCCGACGTCCACCCGCCGTCGAGACGCAGCGCGCCCGAGGGTCTGGAGCATTACCATGCCTGATATTTCGACGGTACACGTGGATCAAGCGCTCACCGAAGTGTCGATCGCTTACCGCAACCTGCAATACGTGGCGGACGCGGTGTTCCCCGTGGTTCCCGTGACCAAACAATCCAACAAGTACTTCATTTACTCCAAGGACAACTTCCGGACCCTCGACGACGCTCGCCGCCCCGGGGCGCGGGCCAACGAGATCGAGTGGACGCTTTCGACCGACACCTACTACTGCGAAGGCCACGCGCTGGCCCAGGCGATTCCCGATGAGCTGCGCGCCAACGCCGACCAAGCCATCGACGTGGATGTGGACACCACCGAGATGCTCACCGACCTCATCTACCTGCAGCGCGAGATCCTGGTCGCCTCGAAGGCGCTGGATTCCAGCGTCATCACGCAGTCGACCACGCTCTCCGGCACCAGCCAGTGGTCCGACTATACGAATTCCGACCCCATCACCGCCATCGAGGATCAGAAGGCGACGATCCTGAAGCAGATCGGAAATCTTCCCAACTCGCTGCTGGTGAGCTACCCGGTCTTCAAGGCCCTGCGCAATCACCCCAAGATTATCGACCGCTTCAAGTACGCGCAGGTCGGGGTCGTGCAACCGGACCACCTGAAGTCGGTGTTCAACGTGGACAACTTCTACGTGGCCTCGGCGATCAAGAACCTGGCCAAGGAAGGCGCCGCCGACTCGCTCGATTACATCTGGGGCAAGAACGCGCTGCTGTTCTACCGGCCGGCGGTGGCGGGGCGCCGCGCCGTCTCGCTCGGCTACCAGTTCACGCTGGCGTTTGGCGCGAATAGCGCCGGCTTCTTCGTCAAGCGTTACCGCGACGAGGCGCGCACCGCCGACATCGTGGAAGTGCAGCTCTACTTCGACGCCAAGGTCGTGGCCGCGGACGCCGCTTACCTGTGGCTGAGCGCGGTCGCGTAAAGAAGCTTTCAGCTCTCAGCCGTCAGCTCTCGGCCCAAGCCCGCCCGCTGGCGGGCTGACGGCTGATAGCTGATGGCGTAGGAGTTTTCTATGGCTTTCACCACGATTGACGCGGTTGCCGCTCATTATCCGGGATTCCAGCGCGGCGTGCCGGGCCAGAACCCTTCCGACGCGCAGATCCAGGCCTGGATCGAGAGCCAGAGCGCGCGCCTGGCAGCGCTGGCTATCGGTCGCGGCTACACACTCGAGGGGCTGACCTCTTCCAACCCGCAGGCCTACGCGCTGCTTGCGCTCGCCAATGAAGTGGGCGCGGCGGCAGACCTGGGCGAGGCGCTCTTTTCCCTGCTCGGCCCGGAAGCTTCTCCCCAGGGCTGGGCCAATCCCAACGCCTTGCGCCGCTCCTACGAAAACATGCTCGCGGAACTCAGCCGGGGAACCTACGACAAGCTCTTCATCTCCGGCGCGCGCACTGGTGACGTCTATCCGGCGTTCGGCGGGACCGCGGGCCAGGAGCCGGACATTGATTCGGAAGACAGCAGCGCGGCATTCAAGAAGATGGACGAATTCTGAATTTTAGTTTTGGACTGCGGAAGCTCCGCTTCCGCCTTGGTTCGCCGAAGCTCTGCTTCGGCCTTGCAGTGCAGCACGCTGGCAGAGCCAGCGCAAAGCAAAGCGGCGGCAAGCCGCCGCACTCCAAAGTAGGGGCGATTCATGAATCGCCCCTACAGAGAACAGCCAATCGCCATGATCTCGTTCACCTACGCCGTCAATCCGGAGTCAGTTGAAAGAATGCTCGCGGCGTTTCAAGACGCGCTCGCGGACAACACGCCCGCCCTGGCGCAGATTGCCGACGACTTCCGCGAGATGATGGCGCGGCAGTTCGCCTCCCAGGGCAGTGCCGAGGGCACGCCCTGGGCGCCGCTGGCGCCGTCTACCCTGCGCCGGCGGCGCGCCAGCCCGTCCATTCTCTATGCGACCGGCGCGCTGCTCCGCTCGCTTACCGAACCCGGCGCCGCCGGCCACGTCGAGGAGCTCGAAGACCAATCCCTCACGTTGGGCAGCGAGCTGCCGTACGCCCTTTATCACCAGACCGGCACGCCGCGCATGCCCGCGCGGCCCCTCGTCGTGCTCTCGGGGACCCGCGCCGAGCGCTGGACCGAAATTGTGCGGCGCGGTCTCGAGGAGAAGACGTCGCTGCTCGGAGCTAAGGAATTGCTGTAGCGGCGGCGTCCCCGCCGCCGACCGAGCTGGTGCGCCAGCACGTGGAAGCTAAAACGCTGCTGCTCGGAGCTAAGGAATTGCTGTAGCGGCGGCGTCCCC